AGAATTTCAGAAAAAAGCTCCGGCCACCACGATGGGCAGCCGGAGCCGCATGATTAGAACCAGTCGGGGAACTCCTGAGACAGCTTCCCCTCGGCCTTCTTCAGACGGGACAGGAACGTCGTGCGCTTGATGCCGACGATGTCGGCGATGGCCTCGTCGGAGAGGCCTTCCTCGCGGAGCTCTCCGATACGCTTGGCCTCCGGCATGAGCTCCTGCAGACGCTCGAACAGCTGGTCCAGCTCCGCCTTCTCGGAAAGCACCTCTTCAATAAGAGGAGCGCCGTCCGGAACGTAATCGGCGAGCGTTCCTTCGCCGTCAGGCAGTGGATCGTCAAGAGAGACGGTCGTGTTGTTGCGGAATTCGCAGTCGAGGCAGTTGCCGTCGCACAGCCACCATTTGCTGCGCGGGCAGAAGCACTCGCCGCGATACTGCATGCGTTTCCTCAGCGCCGTGCGCCAGCGGTCGTACTCGCGATACTGGTCCTCCGGGATCTCGTACCACTGCTTGGTGGTCTTGTCGTAGATGCGATACTTCTTGGATTCTTTTGTCATGAATTTTTCCTCCTGTGATTTGCTTTTGCGAAGCAGTCACAGGGGGAATTCACAGACTGTTGATCCCAGAGTCACGCAAGATCATTGAAACCGAGCACGGATTTCGATATAATAGGAATTGGTAGGAAACGTTCAGAAATGCTCCGAACCATGTATCCCATGCGAAATCCGCCAGCTGAGCGATTTCTCCCGTGATCACTTCACAGGACTCACCAAATCGTTCGCAAGGTCGGCTGCCATAGTTCGTAAGGTTCTTAAGGTTCGGGTTTTGAAAAAGCAGAGGAAAATAGTGACAACAGATGGAATACCAAGGCTATGCGGCGGAACGTTCTTCGTACTCCTGCTGCAGGCATTAAAGAATAGGAAAAGCGCCCGAGAGCATTACAAAGGAGATCGTGATGGCCTCTCTGACCCGGAAGTGCTCATCGGGCTTATCAAGGTAATCAATCCTGATTACGAGCCGCCAAGGCTCGAGCGGATAAAGACAAAGACAAATGATTTCAAGGCATGCAAGCTGTCGAAGGGTGAGTATCTTCCCTTTGGAAACACACCGGAAGTAGAAGTGTTTGACGAAAGAATCAGAACGGAATACGGGTCTGCGCTGATTCCTATGACGGATTTCGTGAATGAGTTTCTCGACCTCGGAGAAACCGTGCATAAGGATGTCAGATTGGTAAAAGCACTGATTGAACTTGTCCAGTGTGACGACAGCATTGCATCGGATGAAGGATTCTTCATCCGCGACGATGGAGGGCAAATAAAAAAGGCCGCACTTGGCGACCTGACAAAAGTGTGCTATCCAGCATTTTTGCTTGGAATCTGGCACTATGTAGTTGTGAATCGGAAGGACAATAGCATCGGAAAACCTACATATGATGAATGGTGCCCAGAGAATGGCGGTGGCCCGAGAAACTACTCAGGCAATATGGGCAAAGGCATTACAGCTGACATCAGGACATATATGCCGGAGCCCACGGATGCGGAACCGGCGGATGATGCCCAGCCTGATAATGAGTCAAATGAAGATGAGCAAGAGGACGACAATCAGTCTGCCGCATTTTCGCAGCAGGTAATCAATAATCCTCTGTTTATTCAGCAAAACGGGGATAACAATACGATTCTGCCAAACTACGGCACAGTAAATTTGACAATCGGCGGAAAGAAAGGAGCCGCGGATGAGTGACAAACTTGAAGTAATATCAGCCTCCAATCTTCCGGACGACAGGAAGCCAGATGTGACACAGACCGGCAATGAGAATGTGGCCATTGCAAACTACGGCACAGTTCAAATGCAGGTCAACCAGCAGTTTTGTGGAATGCCACAGCTTGGAGGACAGTTTTATGTGCCACCGCGGATAAACCGCGAGTATTACAACATCTTTGTCATCGGCACTGAGGAGTACGACAAGCCTTATTTCAAAGTCCCGCGGGATCGAGCTTTGTCCGAGTGCATGTCTAAGGAGACAAAAGAAAAATTCTCTGGCATGACGAAAGAGGACAAGCAGCAAATCATTATGATGCCGTCTCTTTTCATGGCGGAGAATCATCAGTACGGTAATGCCGATGATGGCCAGAAGGTCATATACGGTTTTGTGTCGGATTACAAGATCTACGAAAATGATGTGAAGGTCTTCTGGTGCGGGTACAGACTGGACATTCCTCAGATACGGCTGAATGAGCTTCTGGAAGAGCTGCAGCTTATCGGAGACAACCGGTTCAACGAGATGAATCGGACGCATTGGGCAATAAAGAGATGCGACCTGATACAAGAACTTCAAGAAGCAGGCATCGAGATTCCGGTATTTACATATGGAACATCGAATTGAGACACGGAGGAACAGTATGAAAGACGAAGTTCAGAGAACAATGACGGCAGACGAAATGCCTGAAAAATGGGTGAACCTCGAAGATATAGCGGACTATCTGAGCGTCAGCAACGACACGATAAGAAACTGGATTAAAGACGGGAAGCTTCCTTATTACAAGGCGGGCAAGCGTTACAAATTCAAGATTTCGGAAGTGGACGAGTGGCTTCGCAAAGGAAAAATCACCGAATGATAGAACATAGTAAAGGGAGGAGGAACCGGGTATGCAGGATAAGATGACTTCGCTGATCACAAAGATAAAACTTGATGCCTCTACGGAAGCCTATACTTTTCATGATGAGGAAGTCTGTCCGACCTACATCAATTTCTTCTTCGGAAAGAACGGAGCCGGGAAAAGCAGTATAGCGGATGCATTCAGGCACCCAGAGTGCCTTGAATGGAAAACCGGCATCAGTCCGGCAAACTATTCTGTTCTGATTTACGATAAGACCTTCGTCAGCCAGAATTTTGCAGACTATGGCAATCTGAAAGGTGTTTTTACGCTGAGCCAGGAGAATGTCGAAGCAAGGCAGAAAGCGGAGGCTGCAGCGCAGGAACGGACGCAGGTCGCACAGGATGGTAAGAAAGCTGCTGAAGCCAGAGACAAAAAGCATGGAGAATTAGCTCCGCTGCTGGAGAATTTCAGAAACGTCTGCTGGGAAGGCGCACGCGAATATCGCAAGGACTATGACCAGACGCAGGATAAGAAGAAGTCCCGCGAGCGGTTTACCGACGAGGTGCTGTCTGGAGACTATTCTCCAGTCGACCATAACGACACAGCCATAAAGGAGCTCTATGACGTAGCTTTCGATCCGGATGCCAGAAGATACGATCTGTTCAAGTCGTCTTCTGAGATTTCCAGCAGCTATGATTTGTCCGGGCTTTCGCTGCTTGCCGAAGCAATTACGAGCAGCGGCGGGACGGAATTTGCTAGATTCATGAAAGTACTGAACGCTTCAGAGTGGGTTCGCCGTGGCCACGATGCCTATGTTCATAAAGCTGACGGAAAATGCCCGTTCTGTCAGCAGAAGCTCCCAGACGATTTTGAGACATCTATGGCAAGCGCATTTGATGAAAGCTATCAGGAGTCGCTAAACGCACTGCGTACTCTGCAGTCTAACTATGACACGAAAATGAAAGCTCTTGTTGCGCTGTACCAAGGCAATCTTGACGACGCCTATCCCAAGGCAGAGGAACTGGCCGTTTACGGAACAAAATTGGCAGAGCTTCAATCCCGCATTCTCGAAAACAATCAGCTGATTGCTGATAAGATTTCTTCACCGGTAAAGGTAATAGAGCTGAAGGATGCCGATGCGATTATTTCAGAACTGGATGCGTTGGTCTTACAAATCAACAGACAGATTCAGAATAATAATGACATTGTCGCTGCAAAATCCAGCAAGCAAAGTGAGTGCAACCGCATGGTCTGGGAAAAGATCGCCTTCATCCTGAAGGACTATGTTGCCGACTATATCGCTTCGAAAAAGAAGATCGAGGATGAAGAAGCGGTGCTGCAGGAAAAGGTCAAGGATCTCCAGACACAATATCGCTCTCTGACACAGGAGATAAACGACCTGAATGCCGGGATTATCAACACGGCTGATACGGTACGAAGCATGAATGGCTACCTGAAAGACTCCGGATTCGAAGGATTCAGCCTGCACGAAAAAGAAGGCGTCAAAGGCGGATATGAAGTCATACACGATGACGGTAAAGTGGCCGTGAATCTAAGTGAGGGCGAGCGCAACTTCATCGCGTTCCTCTACTTCTATCATGTAGTTCGCGGCATGCGGTCAGAAACAGACTCTGGCAAAAACAAGATCGTCGTAATCGATGATCCGGTTTCAAGTATGGACAGCAGCGCCCTCTTCATCGTAGGTTCGCTGGTCAGGGAAATGATAGGAATATGTGCAAATGTTGCTGATCCGGTTGAAAACGAGAATCCGATATTCGCTGGAAGGTACATCGAGCAGATCTTTATCCTGACGCATAACGCCTACTTTCATCAACAGGTCGTATATGATCAGGTGGGCCGGTACAGATACGTTTCGCTGTACAAGATTAACAAGAAGAACAACGTGTCCTCAGTTGAACTTTGTGTCACTCCTGCAGGCAGGATCAGCGAAAGAGACAGAAACTATGATCCGGTACAGGGCTCCTATCATGCGCTTTGGCGCGAATACGAACTGCTGGATTCGCCAATCCCGCTGATGAATGTCATGCGCCGGATTCTGGAGCACTACTTCATACAGCTTTGCGGGTACGATAGCGCCGCAATGAGTACGAAGGTGCTGGAAGCTGTAAAGAAAAAGATTGATGAGGAATCCAGCGGCATGGTGCCAGATTACACGAAATACCATCTGGCAGGTGCCATGCTCTCCTACATTCGACATACAGATTCTTTTAATGAAGGGCTGTACTTTGTCGACGAAAGCATCGACTGCGACCAGTACCGGGATGTGTTCCACACGATTTTCATGGTGATGGATCAGGAACAGCATTACAAGAGAATGATGGAAGAAGTCGGATAAGGTTGTCCACGGCACTTGGCCCACGGAATAGATTACATATGGAAGGCGAGCAAGCTTAATGAAGGTATTTGATAATGTCACGAACATCGTTCGAGACGACATGGAAAAAACGATAAAGCGGAATAGCAAGGTTTCCGTGGCAGCGGCTTGCTTTTCTATGTATGCCTATAGTGAATTGAAGAAGCAGCTCGAAAGCATTGATGAGTTCCGCTTCATCTTCACATCGCCGACCTTTGTAACAGAGAAAGCGAAAAAGCAAAAGCGCGAGTTTTACATTCCTCGGCTCACTCGTGAGCAGAGCCTTTACGGCACGGAATTTGAAATTAAGCTGCGTAATGAAATGACGCAGAAGGCAATCGCAAAAGAGTGCGCCGACTGGATCAGGAGAAAGGCCACATTTAAATCAAATACAACCGGCGAGAACATGGCCGGATTTATGGTTACCGACTCCGGAACTGAAAAAACAGCTTACATGCCTTTGAACGGATTCACGACGGTAGATATTGGATGCGAACGCGGCAACAATAGCTACAATATGGTGAACAGCCTCGAGACTCCATTCGCGGCGCAGTACTTGCAGGTCTTCGATTCTCTTTGGAACGATAAAGAAAAGCTGCAGGACGTCACTGATGTTGTTCTGGAAAACATTACGACTGCTTATAACGAGAATTCTCCTGAATTGATTTATTTCATCACGCTCTACAACGTGTTCAGTGAGTTTCTGGAGGATGTATCTGAGGACGTACTGCCTAACGAAGCGACAGGTTTTAAGAACAGCAAAATCTGGAATATGCTCTACGACTTCCAGAAAGACGCAGCGCTTGCCATTATCAACAAACTCGAAAAGTACAACGGCTGCATTCTGGCCGACAGTGTCGGTCTTGGTAAAACCTTCACGGCTCTTGCTGTCATTAAATACTATGAAAACAGAAATAAATCTGTCCTTGTACTTTGCCCGAAGAAGCTGGCAGAAAACTGGAATACATATAAAGATAACTACGTCAACAATCCCATCGCTGCAGACAGACTCCGCTATGATGTTCTTTTCCATACCGATCTTTCGCGCGATCACGGTACATCAAACGGGCTTGATCTCGATCGGCTCAACTGGGGAAACTATGATCTTGTAGTTATTGACGAGTCACATAACTTCCGAAACGGAGGAGAACTTTCCGGCGAGGACCAGAAGGAAAACCGCTATCTAAAACTTCTGAATAAAGTTGTGCGCGCTGGAGTGAAGACGAAAGTACTCATGTTGTCAGCAACTCCTGTCAATAACCGGTTTAACGACCTCAAGAATCAACTTGCTCTCGCATATGAAGGAACGCCGGAGCTGATTGATGAGAAGTTGAATACGTCAAAGTCGATCGACGAGATATTCCGTCAGGCCCAGACAGCATTCAACGTTTGGGGCAAGCTCCCAGCTGAGGAACGGTCAACGGATAACCTGCTGCGCCGACTGGACTTTGATTTTTTTGAAGTGCTCGACTCTGTAACCATTGCACGGTCACGAAAGCATATCGAGAAATATTACAACACGGAGAAGATCGGCAAGTTCCCGGAACGGCGCAAGCCAATCTCACTTAGGCCGAGCCTGACGGATCTTCCGAGCGCCATTAACTACAACGAGATATACGAACAGCTCTCTCAGCTTCAGCTGGAGATTTACACGCCTTCAGCCTATATCTTCCCGAGCAAGATGCAGAAATATATTGATCTGACACACCACAAGGGAAACAATCTGACGCAGTCTGGACGTGAAGAAGGTATCCGCAGGCTGATGAGCGTCAATCTTCTCAAGCGGCTGGAAAGCTCGGTCTCATCCTTCCGGCTTACACTGGAACGCATCCGCGAACTCATTATGGAGACAATCGACGGAATCACTCAGTACGAGAAATATGGAGAAGCCAACATCGACATGTATGAAGCTGATTCCGACGACTTCGACATGGAGGACCAGAACACCGACTACTTCACTGTCGGACGTAAAGTAAAAATTGACCTTGCCGATATGGATTACAAGAGCTGGAAGGACGTGCTGCAAAAAGATGCGGATACGCTCGAACTTCTGATTCTCATGATTGCGGATATTACACCGGAACATGACACGAAGCTGAAGGAGCTCTACAAGCTCATCTCACAGAAGATCGAGAACCCGATCAATCCTGGCAACAGGAAGGTGCTGATCTTCACAGCGTTCTCCGACACAGCAGAGTACCTGTACGATAATGTCAGCCGGTACGTCATGGACAAGTACGGCCTCAACAGCGGCATGATCAGCGGCACGGTCGACGGCAGAACCACGCTGAAGAACTTCAAGGCGACGTTCAACAACATCCTCACATGCTTCTCGCCGGTTTCCAAGGACCGAGACGTCCTTATGCCGGAGAGCAAGAAGGACATCGATATCTTGATCGCAACCGACTGCATCTCCGAAGGCCAGAACCTGCAGGACTGCGACTACTGCGTCAACTACGACATTCACTGGAATCCCGTGCGTATTATCCAGCGGTTCGGACGTATCGACCGTATCGGCAGCAGGAACAAGCAGATCCAGCTCGTGAACTTCTGGCCGGATCTGACGCTTGACGAGTACATTAATCTGAAAGCCCGTGTTGAAACAAGGATGAAAATATCCGTTCTGACGTCTACTGGTGACGACAATCCTATCAGCCCGGAAGAAAAAGGAGACCTGGAATATCGCCGCGAGCAGCTTAAGAAGCTGCAGACCGAAGTGGTGGATCTGGAAGAGATGTCAGGCGGGATATCCATCATGGATCTCGGTCTTAATGAATTCAGACTTGATCTTCTCGAATACATTAAAACGCATCCGGATCTCGATCACATGCCATTCGGTCTGCATTCCGTGGTGAAGAAGACGGAAGACCTGCCAGAAGGAGTGCTTTTCGTACTGAAGAATCGTAACAACGGTGTGAACATTGACAGCCTGAATCGCATTCACCCGTTCTATATGGTCTATATCAGTCTGGAAGGTGAAATCGTCTGCGACTATCTGAATCCGAAGAAGCTGCTTGATGATATGAGGCTTCTGTGCCGTGGAAAAGCTGAACCGATTGCGGAGGTCTACGACCGTTTTAATAAAGAAACCGATGATGGCAGGAACATGAGTGAAATGTCAGCGCTGCTGTCCGATGCCATCAATTCAATTATAGATACCAAGGAGGAAAGCGACATTGACAGCCTCTTCAAGAGCGGCGGCACATCCGCCCTGCTTTCGGAAGTGAAAGGTATCGACGACTTCGAGCTGGTGACTTTCCTCGTGGTAATGTAAAGGATGAGCCTATGCTGGGACTGCCAAAATCTACGGAGTTTAACAAGCGAATTCCGAAACAGAAGTTTTATGATAACCTGACCGTCAGCCCGACACTCAAGCGAAGCTTTGTCGATCAGATACGAATTATTTACTGGGCGAATAAAATCGCGCCGTCGACTCTCAATCTGGCAGAAGGGAAGAATGTCACTGAGATAGAAGTATTCCATATCCAGCTCAATCAAGAAACACTTGACGAGAATGTGCTGAAGCAGATTGACCGGGAGATTCCGTATCATATTCTCTTTGTACTGGAGTATGACGGAAAGTACAAAGCTGTGATGGGTTACAAGGAAGCCGCAGGCAGTGGAAAAGCTTCGTTCAAGGTTGACAGATACTATCAGACTGAGTGGCTGCCAGAGACGAATCTGCCAGTGCATCTAGACGGGCTGAATATCGATGCTGTTTACGAGAACTTCGTACGGCAGATTGCGGGAGACGTTCTGCAGGCCGCTACGCCGCAGGAATCACTGAAGGAATCAGTTGCAAGGGACGACCGCAGAGATGATTTGCAGAAGCAGATAAACAAGCTGCAGGCAAAGATCCGGAAGGAAAAGCAGCTGAACCGGCAGATGGAAATGAACGCCGAGTTGAAG